AGCAGGTGAAGTCCTAATGCCGTATTCTAAGTATAGCCCAAAGCAAAAAAAGTTAGCTGCAGTGGCTCCACCACGCAAGAAAATTACTGGCGCAGACTTGAAGAAGCTGAGCAAAAACAAAAAAGGTAAAAAGAAATGAAAGCAGGAGCAGCACTAGGATTACTCGCTGGTTTAGGCGCATTGAATGCGTTAGGCGGTGGCAGAAATGGCACAGGCAAGCGTTTTACTGGCTTGATGGACATGTTAGACGGTGGCGGCGCTGGCGCATCTGGGGATAAGTTTGAGGGCGGCGGCTTACTTTCCATCTTGGGTAATCTCTTTGCTAAACCGCTTGAAGCGCAGGATAACGTTGAGCGCATTGCGGCTGACACGAATGCGACTAAGGCTGTGACAAAAACGCTTCAGGATATGGCTAAGGGTGGAACTTTGACATCGCGTTTGGATGGTAAGGACGGAATGCCTTACAATCAGTCGTTTACTCCTGTTACATCTGACCCTCGCAATTTTCAACAAGGCACAGAGCCATCTACGCTTACTGAGGCACAAAAAGAAGCCATTGTTATGGGGCAAGCTATACCGCCTGCTGTATTTGATCCTCGTAATTTTCAGCAAGGCACAGAGCCATCTACGCTTACGGAAAACCAACGTATGCGTGCTGCTGGGAAACTTGCAGGGCAGGCGGCTATGGCACCCATCACGCAATCTCAACTTCAAGGCGGGGCTGAAAGCCTTGCAAATGCGTCTAATATTTTAAACAGTCAAGGCGCAATTGAAACGCCAACAATGCCCAAAACCCCAGACCCAATGGGGCTATTGGCGCGTCAAACAATGACGCCCCCAGCCGCAACAAATATGGATGTTCCTGATGTAAGCGCATTGCTTGACGTTCCCTCTACGCCACCAAATGAGGCGCAGGCAATGCTGCAATCATTGTCATCGACAATACCTTCGCGCGCTATGGAAAATGATCCTTTAATTGTTCAAGACTACAAGGATTATGTAATTTCTGGTGGCAGAGATGATTATTCAACTTACTACAGAAGTCGTCCTGAGTATCAAGCGGAGCGTCAGTTGTTTACTGAAACAGGTGGAACTTTGTTTGATCTTCCTGATCCAGAGCGCAAGCGCCTTATTGCAGAGCGCGCTGATATTATTCGCAGAGAAGCGTCAAATCCAATGCCATTTACAGGACCAGCGTTCTAATGCCTAAAGACCCCCGCCTCGCCCGCGCTGGAGTATCGGGTTATAATAAACCCAAGCGCACTCCAAGCCACAAAACTAAGTCACACGTTGTTGTGGCTAAAGAGGGTGACAAGGTTAAAACAATTCGCTTTGGTCAGCAGGGCAAAACTGGTGATAAGACTATGACAAAGCGTGCTAAGTCGTTTAAGGCAAGGCACGCTAAAAACATTGCCAAGGGCAAGATGAGCGCCGCATATTGGGCAGATAAGGTTAAGTGGTAATGGCACTAACAACGTATACAGAGCTTAAATCTGCAATAGCGAATTGGCTCGACAGGGATGATCTCACAAGCGTCATCCCTGATTTTATTAGTCTTGCAGAGCATCAGATGGAGCGCTCTGTGCGTCACTATAAGATGGTTGAGCGTTCTTCTGGTGCGCTAGATAGCCAGTACAGCGCTGTGCCTGCAGATTGGCTTGAGACAATTCGATTTGGCATTAGCTCTGGCGACACGTATCGTTTAGAAATGACAAGTCTAGATGACTTAATGGCACGCAGACAAAGCAATACTAATATCTCTGGTCGCCCAAAGTATTTTGCGCATGTAGGCGAAACGCTTGAGTTGTTTCCTACACCTGACGCAACATACACAACTGAGCTTGTTTACTATCAAAAAATACCCGCGCTTTCAGCAAGCAATACAACAAACTGGCTTTTAGGTGATGCGCCTGATGCGTACCTGTATGGCTCGTTAATGCAGGCCGCACCCTATCTTGGCGAGGATGAACGTGTTACAGTGTGGAACAGTTTATACAATGCAGCGGTAGCAAGTTTGAATGCGGCAAGTGAAAAAACCAAAAATTCTGCGTCTGCACTGCGGATGAAGGTAACGTCTTATTAACTAGGAGATCAACATGAGTTTCTCAAACTACTTGGAAACAGAGGTGCTTGAGTGGGCATTCACTGGTTCTGGCGGTACGCGCCCTACTGCGTGGTACTTAGCACTGTTTACGGCTGCGCCATCTGATACAGGCGGCGGCACAGAGGTGTCAGGCGGTGCATATGCGCGTCAGTCTGTGACATTTACCGTAAGCGGCAATACAGCGTCTAACTCTGCTGCGATTGAGTACCCAACAGCGACTGCTAACTACGGCACAGTAACGCATATTGGCGTATTTGATGCGTCATCTGCTGGTAACTTGCTGGCACACGCTGAGCTAACGACAAGCAAAACAATTGAAACTGGTGACGTATTCCGTGTTCCTAGTGGAGATTTAGACATAACACTAGATTAAGGTCTGAGCTATGGCCTACGGTCAGGGGTTATATCAGTCATGGTTTTACGGGGTAGATGGGTCATACAAAGACGCATCTATTTCTGTAAGTGTTACCGCGACAACATCTTGCTTAGGGCAGGCCACTATAAACTCCGCGCCAACGGTTTTGCCAGAGGCTACGGTTACAGTAGATTACATCCGTGAGCGCAACGCATCTTCTACGATAAGTGCAAACACTTCTACTGACTTACTTGGCTTCCGCACTGCGTCTGCATCATCAGTTGTGTCTCCTCAACTAAGTGTTGCAGCAACAGTAGGAGTGATAAGAAGCACGGCGGCAACCTCATCAGCGTCTAGCGGGTCTAGTTGTGGCGCAGAGCGTATACATCAAGGTGCCGTTAGTGAGGATTGCACTGGCACACTATCCGCTACTGTGGAGCGTGTACAAAGCACGGGTGGCACTGTTACGGCGGCTGCAAGCGTAAGCCCAACAATAGAGCGTGTGCGTGAAGATGATGCGTCTATCACGGCAAGTCTAAGCATTGACATTCTTGGCTTTAAGACTGCTGGTGCCACAGTTGTTGCATCCCCAAGTCTTACTGTCTCAGCGGAAACAGTGCGTGTGGCGACAAGTAGCGTAACTGTTAGCCCATCTTTAAGCATTACGGATACGGTGCAGCGAGTGCGCGAGGCAACGCCAACTGTAGAAGCTACACTCACAACTACGCCAAATGCTGTTATTATTGCAAGCGCTTCATCCACAATAACGCCTGCTCTAACTGTTTCGGCGGTGGGCAATAGAGTTCAGTTTACATCTAGCTCACTTTCTATGGTATCATCTGTAGCAGCAAATGGTCGCCTGAAGTGGGAAGAAGATGCGGACGTTACGGATACTTGGACTGAGCAAACTGATCCGACAGATACGTGGACTGCCGCAAGCGATGAGAGCGATACTTGGACGGGTGCTACTGATCCCAGCAACACTTGGACATCACAAACAGACGATAGCGTCACATGGAATGAGGCTGCATAATGGTTACGACGACAACACAATATAGCTTTCAAAAGCCTACTGTTGGTGATGATGAAGATGTCTGGGGCGGCTATCTAAACAGCAACTTTGACAGCATTGATAGCTTACTGCGCGGTGCAACTTCTTTGTCGTCGTTAAGCTTGACGGGCAATATTACGTTTGGCGACAACGACAAAGCCATCTTCGGCGCAGGGTCTGACCTACAGATTTACCATGATGGTACTGGTAGTAAGATTTATGATAGTGGAACTGGCAACCTTCAGATTTTAGGTGACAATGACGTTTATATTGCTAATGCGGGTAACTCAGAATACAAAGCCAGATTTATTACTAATGGGGCTGTTGAGTTATTCTATGACTCAGTAAAAAAACTCGCCACCACCAGCACAGGCGTAGACATCACGGGTACTTTGACCAGCGATGGGCTGACTGTGGATGGGACTAATGATGTAGCATTAATTACTACAAATCAAAGTAACTACACTGAAGGTTTAACGCTTCGTAATACTGCTAATTGGGGCTATGGAACATCACTCTCTTTTGAATCTATAACCAGTTCAGGTGGCTCTAATGCTGAAGTTGGACGTATTACCAGCACTTGGAATACTACTGG